ACAACTTGGGCATCATCTATTCCTAATAATTCGAGTAATTGGAATACCGCATTTACTGATAGATTAAAATGGGACGGAGGTAGCACTGATTTAGTGCCATCTACGGGCCGCACAAGCCTAGGAGGTACAACTATTGGACAATCAATGTTCACTTTAACTAATCCTTTTGCAATAACTTTTCCGAGGTTTAACGCTGATAATACTGTTTCAGCTTTAACGGCTGCCAACTTTCGGAGTGCTATTGGTGCAGGTACTGTCACAACTGTAAATGCTGCAACAACGGCAGGTAATCCAATATCAATAAATAATAACACAACCACACCAACAATAGAATTACTAAGTGCAACAAGCGCAAGAAATGGGTATTTAACTTCAACCGATTGGACTACATTCAATAATAAACAAAGTGCTTTAGGATTTACGCCAGCAAATAGCACAATAAACATAGCAACAACCGCACCATTACAAGGTGGAGGCAATTTAACGGCAAATAGGACATTATCAATAACACAGGCAACTACTTCGGCAAATGGATTTTTGACATCAACCGATTGGAACACTTTTAATGGAAAACAAAACACTTTAGTATCTGGAACAACAATAAAAACAGTAAACGGAAACACATTACTAGGTAGTGGAAATTTATCTGTAGGTACATTGGTTGGTGCTGATACCGTATCACTTTCAAATAGGATTAATTTAAAGGTAAATATTTCTGATACATCTGCAATGCTTTTGCCATATTTAAGAAAGGCTGACACGACATTAATGTTATTACCTTATTTTAGGGATAATGACACAACGTTATTAAACTTATCATCAAGATTTAACACTAAGCTAAATTTATCGGACACTGCAAATATGTTATTACCTTACTTGCGAAAAGCAGATACTACTTCAATGCTTTTACCTTACTTTAAAAAATCTGACACTACACAATTAAACCTTACTTCCAGATTTGCATCTAAGCAAAACACATTAAACGGCACGGGATTTGTCAAGGCATCGGGAACAAATATAACATACGACAATTCAAGTTACCTTCGCACGAGCTTAGCTGATTCAAGTTATTTAAAATTGACAGGTGGAACATTGACGGGGGCGTTAAATGTAAATGGAACATCAACGTTAAATTTTACAAATGTATATGGTAAAAATACCTATGTGCCTTTTAATGTTGGAATAGGTGAACAATCTATTTTAAATGTAGGTGCTTATTTAAGGGGTGGTACAGTTATGTTATTTCCTGATTCTAATTTAGTTTCAAGTTCAGCTAATTTATTTTTAGCTAATTCAAATGTTTTAGGAGTTGAATTTTCTGCTTTTGGAAGTGGCTTAAGAAATTACTCAAAACAAGGTGGAGATAATAAAAGAAATTCTTTAGCCTTATATACGAGTGATATAGGTCAGCAAAATACTAATAGACTTTACATTAATTACAATGGCGATATTGGTATCAATGATGACACTCCATCTTATAAACTTGATGTTAATGGTACATTTAATGCAACAGGAAATAGTTTAATAGGTGGCACGTTAGGCGTTATTGGCAATATTTTATTTGGTTCAAAATCAGTATATTCAGGTCAATATACAAGATATTTGCAATCATCAGAAACAAGTCCTTATCGAGATTTATTTATTGGTTCATTAGGAACAATAGGCACTTGGGCTGGAAGAATGCACTTTCAAACATCTTATAATACCGAAACGCCAACAACCGCAATGACAATTAATGAATTTGGTAATATAAACATGAACGGTACACTCGGCGTAACAGGCGCAGCTACGTTGTCAAGTACCCTTGCGGTGACAGGAGATATAACCGAAAGCGGTAACAATGTACTTACCAATCTTGATACAGTTAGCCTGAGTAATCGTATTAACGGAAAAGTAGGTTTAACTGGAAATGAAAGTATATCTGGAACTAAAACATTTAATAACCTTGTTAATTTATCTTCTAATTTAATACTAAGTGGTTCTTATTCAAGTACAAATAAATTACTTGGTAAAAATTCAAGTGATGGAGTTGGTAATATTACTGTTGGCTCTGGATTAAATTTGACAAGCGATATTTTGACTGCGACTAATCCAACAGAAAGATATTATTTTGATTTAGGAACAGTAGCAGGACAAGCTGATAATGTAACAGGAACTTATAATTTTTCTTATAGTGGTAATGCTTTTATTGTGCCATCTTCTTTAAATGGTTATTGTATAGACACAGTAAACATAAGAGCAATAAGTTGTACTAATTGTCCACCAGCTGCTGGGGAAAAAGATTATTATATGGGAGTTTATAAAGTAAGTGCAGGGAATCGTGTTACTTCTACAGGTGCAACGATGCAAGGCTCACAAATAGTTTGCAATGAATATGATTTAAAAGAAGAAAATGTAAATCATGTTTTAACTACTGGTGATGTATGGTGGGTTTATTTAAACGGTAGTTATTTTTCTGACATGGAAATTATAAAAGCCTCATTTATTGTAAAAAAAACGTGCAACTAAAAAACATAAACATGAAACAACTCCTTTCCCTCTTCCTCTTCCTTTTGCCTTGCCTTGCCTTGGCACAATACCCAACAAACGGAAACCAAAAAATAACACTCGGAGAACAAACAACTGCCGACGGGCTTATTTGGCGGGGCGTACTTGCGGACACTGGTATCATTACCCCGTCAAGCGACACAAGCGCGTACATCATTCTTGACACGGTAAATCATAGGTTTTATAATTACAACCGTGCTACAAATGTTTGGAGCGCAACTACAATAGGTTCTATTTCATCAGGATTAACGGGTGTTTTGCCTGTTGCAAATGGAGGGACGGGAAGCGCAACACAAAACTTTGTGGATTTAACGACTACACAAAGTAGCATCGGAGGGGCAAAGACTTTTACAAGCGCAGTTACAGGCGCAAGGTTTAATCCAACGGCAACAACCGTTACGGGAAATGGAATGTATTTGCCTTCAACAAACGCTTTAGGATTTTCAACAAATAGTATAAATAGAATAATAATAGACAATGTTGGAAATTTAATGTATGGAGGTAGAAATGTTATTGAAGCAAGTCAAGGATTAGCCACAGATGGAACAGCGCCAACTCTTCAAATTAGCAAAAATGACACTGCAACTAATAGTAATGATAAAATTGCAGATATTAGATTAGTAAATGCAAACTCATTTAATTCAGGAGCTATTGGCAGAATAGTTGCTTTAAATCCTTTAAATCCAACAATAGAAAAAAGAGTTGCTCAAATTTCATTTTTTCAAGATTCTCTTAATACTGGTGGTTTTACTTTTAATGTTTTAAATCTTGGAACACTAACAAGATCAATGCTTTTTAAATCAAATGGCAATATTGCTATCGCAAGACCGTCTGATCTTATCGCAACGGCTCGATTGCACATTGGGCAAGGCACCGCTACCGCCTCAACCGCACCTTTGAAATTTACAAGTCAAGGTGCAAGCTTACTTAATCCTGTTGAAGGTGGAGCCGTGGAGTTTAATGGTACAAATTTATTATTTACCCCATCCACAACAAGGCACACGGTTAATCACGGCTTAACAGGTTCGGCAACGCTTGATTTTGCTTCTACCAATGCCCAAAATTCAAGAGATATGACAATTGCAGTAACAGGCGCGGCAGACGGTGACGTTGTTAGCCTCGGTGTTCCAAACGCTGCCGTGAATGCAAATACAAGTTATTCAGCATGGGTGTCAGCGGCGGGAACGGTGACAGTAAGATTTAATAATTATTCATCGGGAACTGTTGACCCAGCCTCAGGTTCATTCAAAGTTTTTGTAACTAAATAAAAAATACACATGAAAAGGATTTTAATTTTATTGGCTTTTTGCTCAACCGTTTTAAATGCTCAATCGCCTATTTTTGACACGGCTTATGTCATTTCAAAGAATAGCAAGTTTTACTTCTTAAATCGCATTGAGTACGACGATGATTCGTACTATGAAAAAGTTACCATTATTGGAGATACGGCTCAATTTTATTTATCAGCTTTGCAGAAATTTGAAAGCACGGCTAATAGCTATGCTAACTTTGTTAATGGCTCTTATTTCTATTCAAAAGAAATAACAGGTGCTTTGCGTGAAAATACTGGCATTACCCAAATCACAGGCAAAAGCCCTATTGATTCTTTAGGCTTGCAAACCTTTGAACATTTAGACGATGAAAACTTTAGATGGGTAATTAACACAGGTACGGGAGCGATTCCGATAACTTGGAACAAAGCAGCTAATGGCTCTTTGCGTTACACGGTGCAAGGCTCAACCGCAAGAGTGTTATATGGTTTTGGCAAATCATTGATACGTTTAAATGGATTCCCAACCACGGGAAATTTTTTAGATTTGTATTGGGACGAAGGAAGGAAATTGTATGTTAGTCAGGATGGAAAAAGCATTGTCAGACGATTAGTTTTAAACCGATGAAAGCAATAATCTATAACCTTTTAAAAGTCGGCTACGACGGTGTTTTATTTTCCATTTGCTGCGGAGTGCTATTCTCGTTTTTCCTGCCCATTAAGCATTTTTTGATTTTTACAATCTTTGTTGTTTTCGCGGACACGGTCACGGGGATTCTTGCGGCTAAGAAACGAAAAGAGCCTATAACAAGTAAAGGGCTTTATCGGACATCGCAAAAGATACTAACCTATTTTTGTGGCATCATGATTTTTCACGGCGCAAGTATTACGTTCGGGTTGCCTTCGCAGATTGTTTATTCAGTTAGTTTCTTGATAGCATTCACGGAGCTTTACAGTATTTCGGAGAACATAAAATCAATTACGGGCGTTAATTTGGCAACAACCATTCTTAAATTCTTTAAAAAATAATAATATGCAGACTAATTTAAAACAGGCTTTAAAAAATGCCGACACAATTAAAAGTCCTTTAGGTGACGTGGCTTGTTATAGTTTCAATTTTGCGGAATTGACACAAGATATTTCAGTCCATTTAGAAAACAACAAAATTAAATTCACTTGGCGTGAATATGTCCAGTTGGCTCAAATCATTTGGGATAAAATCAAGGAGACAAGCAAAGAATGTGCTGGGAAGGAGATTATAGTGACCGTACCTCCTAAATTTTCTTTGATTTCCGCAGCTTTTTCGTTAATCGGATTTAAGTTATAGGCGCAGACAGATTCGCTACCTTATGCGGCTTCAGGGAGGTATATTGATTTATGCCTCCCTTTAAAATTGTGAATTATGAATAAAAATGAATTTTGTATTTTTCTCGATGCTGGTCATGGCGGTATTAATCCTAAGGTAAAATTACCAAATGGTTATACAACCTATCCTGCTAAATGTGCGCAACACAATAATGGCAGCTTTCATTCATATGGATGGTTTTTTGAAGGTGTGTTTAATCGTGCCGTTGTGCAATATATTGAACAATATTTAAATGATTGGGGCTTTATAACAATGAAGGTT